AATCCCTCCAAAAAAATTCAGCTTTTAACGTCGATCTTGGTTTGGACGTAGCCCCGCTCTCCGGCTTGCACGGGGACGCCGCTTGCGTGGGGAAAGAATATATGCTAAGCAGCTGCCTTATTGCGAGGGTGCTGTAAGAACAGGAATACAATTGCAATAATCAACAAAACAATAGCTGGAAATGCCATTGCAGCGGTCAAACCAAAGCAAAGTGAACCAATTACGCCCAAAACACCGCCCACTAACGAAATGTTGTGTTTATAGCTTTGCCATAAAGCAATAGCATTTAACACAACGCCAATCCAAGCAACAGCATAGAAGAATGTGGCAGCACCACCAGTTGCATTGGTCTTGTTTGCAGCATCGCTAAATGCAGTTGAAAAGATGACGAACCAAGACGAGGCGAAGATAACACATGCAAAAATGTTATAAATGCCAGTCCAAATATTAATCTTGAGCTTCTTCATAATGAATCCCTCCAAAAAATTCAGCTTTTAACGTCGATCAGGGCTTGGACGTAAGATTATTTGAATGCGTATGATCCGACAACTTTACCAATCACTTCAATATTGTCTGTGTCGTCAGCGTAGAAGTCCGGGTAGATACGTTCGCCAGTTTCTTCATCTACGTCATCGTTCAATGACCGAAGGCACAGACGATCTTGCTCGAATATCAGTTTCTTGATGAATGTCATGTCATCAATGTCAACTACCGCGATCATACCGTTAGTGACATCTTGTGTTTTCTGAACAAAGACGAGCTCACCATCATCATAGGTAGGGTGCATACTGTCGCCGACAACTTTAAAACAGTAATCGTAGTGATACGGAATAGCTGTATCCGGAATCTTGACTGTGTCCATGGGTTCATTACGATCATCATTAAAGGCACCATATCCAGCGGCCACAATACCATCAACCTCAACATTGAACTCTGGTTCATCGAGATTACGTTCTACACGTGCTTCATCTAAGCTGACAACGTTGTCTGGATTTTGCTGTTCATTGAGCTGTTTCTCTGCGTACGTGTAGACTTTTTGCTGACGTTCAGGGTGGAGTTTCCGCATTGTATTTGTAGTTTTCTCAATCACGGTGTTGTCAGCACTCTTCGACAAGTCTTTATTCATCATGTCGTCTAACTTTACACCGAACATATTGGCAATATCAGCAAGGATTCCCGCTTTTGGAGTATACTTACCAGACTCCCATTCACTGACGGTAGAAACGCTTCGGTGGATCATTTCAGCGAATGTCTGCTGATCATAGCCGCGTTTTGTGCGCAGATACTTTAGATTTTTTGCAAACATGTCGAGTTCCTCCTTATTTCTATAGGAACAGTATACCACCACTTCGGAAAAACGGAAATATATTTCCGAATTTAATTTCGGAAAAACGGAATTTTATTGTTGACTTCGGAAAAACCGAACTGTATTATATAGACATAAAGAACGAAAGGAGGAAACAGTAATGAACGAAAAATCTGAGAAATTCACGCTTCGTCAATGGCGCGGAATTCGAGACATGCGAGTCAATGAGCTGTCGGCTGAGTCTGGCTTAACAGTGAAAACGATTAATAACTATGAGCGTGATATTGATCGTCTTCGCGGAGCCAGTTATAAGAACTTAGAGGCTATTGCAAAGGCTTTAGGGATTTCGGTTGGGGATATTTTTTTATCGCCAACTTCGGAAAAACCGAAGTTCCCAGTTAAGGAGGCGTCGTAATGAAAACGGGATTTTTTAAGACTAACTATTCGAATTGTGAAGGCAAGTTTACCTGCCGTTGGATCATGATTTTGGGCAAATGCATGTTTATTAAACACAAAAAGGTGGCCTAAGCCACCTCATTACTGATTAAAGCTTTACCCAGTTGGTGCCATTGCACGATGGGCACGGTGGAAGTGTGTCCGTTGCCTGGTCGAGAGTGATGATCTCGCCACAGTTGGTGCACTTATAATTGCCGGCACCCGGCTTATCGCCAGTATGATACATGAAATTCACCTCCTTCCTTGATGACTTGATTATCCCACTTCCGGAAGCCGGTGAACCGTGAAAATTTATGAAAGAAGGAAACACATTGAACGATTTAACACCAATCGAGAATCAAGGCCAGCGGGTGCTGACCTCTGACCAACTAGCGGAACTGTACGGAGTTTCTACTAATGTGATCAAGAACAATTTTGCTAACAACCGAGACAAATTCATTGACGGCGTGCACTACATCAAGCTAGAAGGCAACGCACTCAAGGAGTTCAAGAGCCAAGTCAAAAATATTGACCTACCTATCAACAAGTTTGCAAGTACCTTGTATCTCTGGACCAAGCGCGGCGCCGCTCGACACTCGAAGATGATCGGCACTGACACAGCCTGGGATGTATTCGACAGCCTCGAAGAGAATTACTTCAATCCTAAGCCCCAGATCAATCTACAAGGTCTCAGCCCGCAAACGCAGTTTGCCATCCAGGCAGCTCAAGCCATGGCTGAACAGGAACGCAAGATAACTCAAATCGACCACAAAGTCGATGCCATCAGTGACATCGTAAGTATTTCCACAATGGACTGGCGCCGAGCAACTCGGGACATCATTACTAAGATCGCACATATGAGAGGAGACGATTATCAAGCCACACGAAAAGATATCTACAAAGATGTCGAACAACGAGGCGGATACAGCTTGAGTACACGGCTTACCAACCTACGCAACCGAATGGCTGGGGAAGGCCAATCTTTATCCAAGCGAAATAAGACTAACAAGGTTGATGTGATTGCGAATGACAAGAGGCTTATTGAGATCTACATGGCAGTTGTCAAGGATCACGCCATCAAGTACCGCGTGTGGGATGACGAATATTAAAGGAGGCTAGCAAAAAGAAAGAGGTGAAGGTATGCCATCATTCAAAGTTATTGAGGATGAATCGAATTATTTAGTATTTACGCCTGAACAGTTTGAAGCCGCTGTAGAAAGAGCACGGTCTTATCTAGAAGGGCAGCGTTGGAAGGTCAAGGACTGCATAGAACGGTTAAACGGCTATCGGCGCTCAGATTTTGTGAATTATGTTCTGATCCCGAAGCGAGATGAGCTTGAACGGATTGGTGCGTTATTACAATGGCACGATGCTGATCATCGGGACTATCTGTTCAAGGCAACCACCATGAGTAAGTGGCTCGATGACAACCTTGATCAAATTACAAAAGGAGGATGGCGCTGATGGCAGCCATTATTGAAACACTAGTAACGCCGACAGTTCCGTTCTGGCGGTATCTGCTATTGATCGCGCTTGGCGTCATCATCGGACACTGCCTTGCTGGAAAAGGTAACTGGAAGACATGGATTAGCTAAGGAGGTGAGCGCAGTGAATATCAGCACGAATCTAGATGAACTAGAAAAGCTGCTCAGTCTGGCCACGAACCAAACTAAGCAGCTTCAGGAAACGTTATCAAGTATTGATAATTTTGAACTTGGTAGTGGTGCATTTAAGCGTGAGAGCAAGCGGGACGTTGGGCTAACCGAGTCGGTTAAAGGTTCTCATGAAGCCAATCAGTGACATTTTTGGTTATCCCGTACCAAGCCGCTTCGCCCGATAGTTTGCCGACAAAGATGGAATCATTTGCATCAATGACAGACTCAAGATTATCGCGAACGACCTTTGCACTGTCGTCAGTGCAAATGCACCAACAAGATTCCATAAGCTTTGCCCATTTGGTGTAAGACTTAATCTTTTTTGAGAGATCGCCATAACGTTGTCCCGGATTGGATAAGTCATAAGAAATCAAAAAAGTGTTCATGCTATTACCTCCTATGGAGTGATTATCGCATATCTTACGAAGGAGTTGGAAATAAATGACTAACGCAGAACACACCATCGGTGACCTGCTTAACGAGCACAATCGTTTGACGCTGGATGTGATTCGCGGCGAGCATTCACCGATTGCTCAGACATTGTTGAAACACAATGCCGAGTGGCGAAAACGTGTTTACGATCTATTCGTCAAGGCGGATCCGCATGAACTACACGACCCATTTTCAATTTAAGGAGGTGAGAAACATGGCTTTAGACTATGTGATTTATGTTCAAGCAGAGTCAATTTATAAAGACTTAGTCAGTCGTAGAATAGCTAAGGCCAGTGAACTAGCTCTTGCAGCAGCAGATAATGATTCCGATGCACAAGGGCTTGGTACTGAATGGCTTTTACTCGATGAGCTCATCAAGAAAATTGAAGAAGACGAAGAAAAGGCCGCTGATGCAGCCACATCAACGACCAATCAAAAAACGAAAGGAAAATAACCTTATGCCACCAGTATACGACCTTAAGAGTAAATACGCTACCTTGTTAGCCAAAGCCGAGGATATGGAAATTGATCCAATCGTTTTGCACGACACGCTTGAGTCAATCAAAGATGCGATTGAAGACAAAGCCGTCGGTTGTGTCCAGGTGATCAAGTCCTTAGAAGCTGACGTTGACTCGATTGATCAGGAAATCAAACGGCTTCAGGAACGGAAAAAGTCTTACCAGAATAATATTGCGCGCCTAAAGCTGTCCTTAGTTGATGCCATGAACACAACCGGACAGCAGAAGATCAAGACGCCTCTATGGACGATTTGGGTTCAGAAGACTGCGAGCGTGAACGTGATGAACGATGATCCGAAAAAGGTTCAGACAGATTTCGTTAAGGTCGAGACCGTTTACAAAGTCGACAAGCAGGCCGCGCTCAAGAAGCTCAAGGCCGGCGAAAAAATTGTCGGTTTGCAGCTTCAGTACAGCGAATCACTACGGACAAAATAGGAGGAAATATTATGAGTAATCGTCAACCTTATCAAACTCACGAAACGGCATCGGACAAGCTAATCATTCAAAAACAAACTCGCAACAAGTATTTCACTATGCTGAATGTCACGCCCGAGACCAAAGAACAAATTCGGCAAGTATCAACAGAAACAGGTGTGCCGATGGCTGACGTTACGACTGCACTAGTCAAGTTTGGCATTGATCATCTTGTCATCATCAATGAAAGCCCAGATGACTAATGACGTTACGTGATTATCAGCAAAACACGATTGACCGAATTATTCGGTCAATGAAGTCCGGTCATCAGTCAATTATTGTTCAGCAACCACCGCGAACAGGTAAAACGGTCATCATGGCTGAAATTGCCAAACGTACAACTGACAATGGCAATCACATCATGTTCATGGTGCACCGAAAAGAAATTGTCGATCAGGTCAAACGGACCTTCAGTCGTTGGGGTGTCAACATGAACTTGGCAACTATCGGCATGGTTCAAACGATTACTAGACGGCTTGATAAACTTGAACCGCCAGCAGTTTTATTCATTGATGAAGCTCATCATGCACTGGCCAAGTCATACATGCGCATCATTGAACGGTACCCCGATGCTTATAAGTTTTTATTCACGGCAACACCCTGGCGAATGAATGGAGATGGCTTTGAAGCTGTTGCCGACGATCTTATCCAAGGACAGTCTGTTCAATGGTTCATTGAACACAAATACCTTGCCCCGGTTGACTATTATGCACCTGCAGATATTGACATCTCTAAGCTCAAAACGAAACGCACAGGCGAGTTTGATGATGCAAGCGTTGAAGAAGCTTTGAAACCAAAGATATACGGTGATGCAGTCAAAAGTTACAAGAAACTTGCATCAGGTAAACAAGCTATTGCGTATACGTACAACGTGGCATCAGCTAAGCGATTGGCCCAAGAGTTCTTGGTAAATGGAATTCGGGCTGAATCAGTCGATGGCACCACACCTGCGGAGGAGCGTGATCGGGTTGTTGCTGCGTATCGTGAGGGCAAGATTGATGTGTTAACGAATGCTGAGTTGTTCACTGAGGGGATTGATTTACCAAATGTCGATGTGGTGATTATGCTACGGCCAACACAATCTTTGTCTTTGTATTTGCAGTTTGCTATGCGTTCAATGAATCCGCGACCAGGTAAAACAGCAGTGATTATTGACCATGTCGCGAATGTCAACCGATTCGGGTTGCCTACAGACAATCGAAGGTGGCACCTAGCTGGTCGAGAAGATGTAGAAACTGGAACGCATCGCGATCCAATCAAGCCAGTAACTGTGTGTCCAGCTTGTTTCGCTACCTTTTATCGTACTGGGTCAACGTGCCCGTTCTGTGGTGCCACACTTGCCCAGGAGAATCAGTTGGAGGTGGTTGAAGATGCTCACCTCATTAAGCTGGAAACTAAGAGACGTCTCGCCGTTGTTCATGAACTGATGGACAACAATGTTTCGATGAATGTTGCCAACAAACGACCAGACCAGCTTAAAAGTATGAAGGAGTTACAAGCCTATGCAAAACTTGCTGGTTATAAGCCAGGCTGGGCTTACATTCAAGGAAAGAATCGGGGGTTTATCTAATATGTCAATTTTACCTGTCAACAAGCCACAAACGCCACTCGACACCCCACGGAACTTCTTCATCTGGGGCGCTACGATGAGTGGCAAAAGTTACCTTGCCGAACGTTTTCCCAACCCATTGTTTTTAAACACTGATGGGAATGCTTTAGCAAACCAAGCACCATCCATTCAGATTCGTAATATCAAAAGCAAGCAGGGCTTGAGGCAATCTGCGATCAAACAGCTTGATGAGATTATTTTGGAACTTGAAAACAATAATCCGGGATATGAAACGTTGGTGCTTGATGTCATCGATGACATGATTGTTATGATCGAACAAGCTATCTGTGTCGACAATGGTGTTCAGACTCTCGGAGACATTCCGTATGGCAAAGGCTATGCGTTGTTTAATCAAGTATTGCAAGAACTTGTCATGGATCTGAAGTCGCTGTCAATGAACATTGTTTATATCAGTCGGATTGCAGACTTGGTTGATGATGATGGCAAGTCGTATGAAGCACCGTCACTGAAGACCAAATACTACAACGTTATCAACGGCAACAGTGATCTTGTCATCCAGACGAAACGAGTTGGTGCACGCTACATTCGGCGGGTGACAGATCGTCGTAAGAAGTATTATCGCAGTCAGATTGATGATCCAAAGATTCTGCGGATTCTTGAAAATGTAGTCGGTGCTTTAGAACAAGACGCAAATAACACTGTCGCAAGCAAGACTGTTTCAAACAAAACTAAGGAGAAATAAACATGGGACTATTAGAAAATGCCAAGCAAGCACTTGATGGATTTGATGCAACAAAGGACAAACCAACATCTTATGATCTGTTGCCAGACGGTGATTATCAAGTCGTTCTTAGCAACGTAGATCACTTCGTCACTGATGGCGGCTACGATGGTTTCCGAATCCAATTGGAAGTTTTGGAAGGAGAACATTCTGGATACAAGGACAGCAACATGTTCAATTTCGATGAGGTTTCGTCCAAAGGCAAAGCGATTCCGCAAAGTGTCATCGCTAGTCACATCAAGCTGGTCGCTCGGTTGGCAAATGCAGTTGGCATCACGCTCAAAGATGCCGACTGGGAGACCATCGATACACTGGTCGATGCTTTTCTGCCCGCCAAAGGTAAAGTGATCATCTTGCACTTCAGCAGTCGCGAGAACAAGAAGAACCCACAGTATCCGTATAAGAATTACGATTTTGATCCAACCGATCAACCTGCTACACCAGAGCTTTCTGACGACGACATACCGTTCTAATTTTGTTGATGCAGTGTCATTAGACCACCGGACGGGTGCGATGCCCGTTAGAAAGGAGCGGCAGGCATGGATAATCTGATTAATTATGCGGTTGCTTATGCAGAAAAAGGCTTCTATGTGTTACCAATGCACCGAAAAAAACCAATGATTGAATTTGCCGATCGCCCAGCAATGACGGCTGATGAAATCAAGCGGTTCTGGACAACGCATCCACAGGCGCAGATTGCCTTGCGAACAGTTCATCATTTCGTGGTTGATATTGACCAGCATGATGATGGTGCTGACGGATTCCTGTCGTTCAACACCTTTGAACACCCTGAATACTTTGAGGATACGCTATCGCAAACAACGGCGGGCGGCGGCATGCAGATATTTTATCTAAAACCGGACGGTGTTGAAATTCCGCAGATCATTGGCTGGTTGCCTGGTGTTGACATCAAAGCGCACACCAATAACTACACCATGGTGGCGCCAAGCCGCACGGAAAAAGGCCAATACAAGTGGGATTGCAAACACTCAATAGTTGAAGCCAGTGATGGATTAATTGCTGAATTGACAAAACAGAAGTTCACAGAGTCGAAATACCAGCCAGAAGCATTGAGTGCACCAGTAAAAAAATCGGCAACTGCAGAATTGTTTGAGCAGGTTGTTAACGGTTTAGGTGAAACGGGTGGTCGTAATAATGCGCTGGCCGCATTTGTTGGTGGTTTGTTATTCCGCGATGTCAGCGTTGATGCTGTTCTGGCACTTGCAAAACAAGCAAATGACAACACACCTAAGTCACTTGATGGCAAAGAATTTGATCGCACCTTTGAGTCGATGGTTAAGAAAGAGATTCGGAGGCGAGAGAAGATTGCTTACTGATGATATGAAGAAATTGCAGGCGATGCAAAGTAATGTCAAACCAATGCCAATTGCATTTTCACTCAACAAAGATGGTTATATCCGACCAAATAGTATTCGTAATGTGGTGTTAGCACTCGAACATGATCCACTGATGATGAAGACATTTGCATATAACGAGTTCACGCATGAAGTGGATGTGATCAAGGCAATCCCAAGTCTTCACATCAGCAAGGGCCAAATGGTTGATGATTATGTATCGCTCTCACTAGACTACTTGGAAGGCAAGTACCACGTGTTATTCAATGACAAAGTGTTCAATTCTGCTTTGATCAAAGTATCTCGTGATAATGCTTACAATCCGGTCAAAGAATACATGGAGAAGGCGTTTCTGGCGTGGGATCACGAGAGTCGTGTTGAAACGTTTTTGCCAAATTATCTGGGAGCAGATCAATCGGATGTTACAACGACGATTACTAAGCTTTTCTTTGTAGGAGCGGTAGCCAAGGTCTATCAGCCAACCATGAAGTTTGACTATGTTCTTGATTTAGTCGGTGGCCAAGGTGCGGGCAAGACGACACTGCTGAAAAAAATGGGCGGCAAGTTTTACACGGATCAGTTCACTGACTTTCGGGACAAAGACAGCTACGCAATCATGTTGCGGGCGTTAATCGTCAATGATGACGAGATGACAGCGAGTAGTAACAGCAGCTTCGAAGACTTGAAGAAGTTTGTTTCAGCTGAGCAACTCGAATTTCGATCACCATATAATCGTCGGCCTGAGCGGCGAGCAAAGTCGTTTGTTCTTGCGCGAACCACTAATGAATACACCTATTTGAAAGACAAAACAGGCGAGCGACGATTCTTACCCGTGTTAGCAGACTTGGATCGACAGAAACTTCATCCTGTGACTGATATGGATAAGAACATCGTCCAACAGCTTTGGGGTGAGTTTGTGAGTTACTACAAGGCCGGTTTTGACTTTGGAATGAACCGTGAGGAAGCGGATCAGTTGGATGAACACCGCGAGAACTTTATGTATGTCGATGCTGTCGAAGACGAGATCGATCGCAATCTTTCAACCTGGTCAAGCGACTTCATTACGAGCAAAGAGCTGGCTCGACTGTTAGGTGTTGATGACTTGGTTGGTAACCGCCAGCTTGCAAAGAAGATCAAGTATGTGATGGATAATCGGCGAGATTGGAAGCCTGCTCAAAAGCGAATTGATGATATTCCGACTCGTGGGTACAAGAAGAAGTAGAAGGAGATGTAGACACTGTAGCGACTATGTAGACACTAAATTTTAAGTAGTGTCTACATAGCCAACCGCAAGTGGCTCAACGCTTACAGCCTTTTTGTAGACACTACTACACTATTTCCTTTAAAGAAAAATAAAAATGTATATATAGCAAGAGTAGGGAAAGTTTGAAAGTAGTGTCTACATACCTACATTGGCCTGAAGCATACAGTCATAACTGATACAGCGATTTTAGCTAGTGTCTACAAGTGTCTACGTTCATGGGGTTAACTAATGACAGCAGAAGCCAAAATACAGAATGACATTCGAGTTGCTTTGTCGGCACACGGGTGCACAATCATTCGCACCAATAGCGGCAGTGTCAAAACTGTTGATGGTCGAATGTTCATAGCAGGGCCGCCAAAGGGCTGGCCAGACCTAACAGGATTTCGGCACAGTGATGGGCGGCTAATCTTGGTGGAAGTCAAGAATGAAACTGGTAGATTACGGCCTGATCAGAAACGTTTTGCAGAGTTTATTCAACGTTTCCCTGTGATATACGGTGTATGCCGGTCAGCTGAGGAAGCCATAAAACTAATTGAGGAGTGACTTGAAATGATGAAAACACACAATACTTTAGACGACTTAAATAATCACTTATTCAGTGAGATGGAACGATTAAATAATGACACTCTAGAGGGTGAGCCACTAGAGCAAGAACTTCGACGGGCTGACGGAATTTCCAAAATTGCAACGCAAATCATCGGAAATGCTCGTACTATTCTAAGTGCTCAGGTTGCTTATCAGAATAATGAGTCCGCTGATCCAACAATGCCACGAGTGTTGCAAATGAATGAGGTGACTGAAAATGCAAAAGCACTTGACGGTGTACAACGCTGAATATTGGCGCCGCAACGCTTTGTTCACTCTGGAAGAAGAACACAGAGCCAAGCAAATCATTCCTGGACGAACATGGACTGAGGCAACAAAACAAATCAATTTTGAGTTCGAAATGAATCTGACTTCACGACAGGTTCGAAACTGGGGACATCGACACCATGTCTATGCTGCTGAAATCATCGATAATAGCGAGCCAGATGTCAAGATTGATCCAGTTAGAGAACAGCGGAATAAGCTTCTTAAAGTTAATCAAACTCTCAATCGGTTGAATTCTGGTATCAAAACACGACGGGTGAGGGGTTGGCGATATGTCTAGGCTCTTAGATGACAAGCAGCTTGAGACTTATAAAAACTTCGTGCCTGGTCACACGGCGGCAGAAATAGCAAATATGGTTCACGAGAACTGGGGCATCCAGTTAACAGTGCAGAAAGTTCATGCCTTAAACATCAGAAACAACATTAAATCAGGTTTATATCAAAAATATTTTGGCAAGGCAGATCCAAGAAGGTCATCTTCACATCACGACCTCCATAAAAGAATGGCGATTGGCACTGTTAAAAGGAACGAAACTCGTTCAAAGGATCGACCAAATCGTGCACCAATTGTGGTGGTGAAACAGGCTGAGAGAAAATGGAAACCAAATCATAGACGGATTTGGGAAGAGGCGTATGGCCCAATTCCCCAAGGTTACAAAACTGTTTTTTTGGATGGCAACTCGTTGAATTTCAGCATTACCAATCTTGCACTCGTCACAGACGCAGAGTTTTTGATCATGAATGAGAAGCATCTAATTTCGTCCGATAAGCAAGTTACTCGTAGTGGTATAGAACTGGCTAGACTTCTGTCGAAGACGCATCAAATTAAACGAAGGAAGCGGAAAAATGAACGCAGCTAGAAGGTATCCGACGCCAAACGATCCATATGTCAATGACAAAGGACCGTGGGGGGTGAAGGTCGGTGAGATGTTTGTTAAGTGGGCAATGTGGGGATCATTGTTTCCCAAATTAGAAATGAAGAAGGTCGTGTTAGTTTCAAAGCCAAAGCCTCTGAATAACCATGATCAAGCAATTTATATTGCTCGAGCCATCGGCGGAAAAGTCATTAGACTGACGAATTATCTGGAGGTGGATTCATGAACCAAGCAACCTACCGTCATCTGCAACAAGTATTGAGAGATTATCCACATATTACTCAGTATGTGCGAGACCGTCGAGAAGCACTAATGTATGCCTGGCACGAGCAAGATGAAAATATAGGGGGTGGAAAAACTAATGGGATCAACAGTTCTGACGTGCTACCGATTCATTTAGCAAGTGACAAACGTTTATGGGTTTTGGAACAGCAAAAGGCAGCCGTTGAGCGAACCATTAAAAAGTCTCCAACGTTAGCTACCGGGATTGTTTCAGAGTTGTATTTTAAAGATCGCCCAAGTCTTACAGTAAATGGGATTGCATTGAAGTTTCATGTCAGTGTTCGATCAGTTCAAAGGCTTCGAAGAAATTTCATGGAGACTTTAGCTGACGAGCTTGGATGGTGAAGTTGTCGCATTCCTGTCGCATATACCCTCTGTAATATTGTTATCATGGTAGTATCGAAAGGATAGGATATCGCAACAACGCAGCTGATTGATCTTATACCTTCTATATTTTGAGTCGGTCATGATGGCCGGCTCTTTTAATATGTCATTGGGAGGTGGATACGATGGCCATGGTACCACGAGAGATCAGCGAGCCTTTCTATCACAGTAAAGAGTGGAAGAAGACGCGTGCCGCCTACATTGCCAGTGTCGGTGGATTGTGTGAGCGCTGCTTGAAGCGAGGTATCATCAAGCCCGGCTACATCGTCCACCACAAGCACTACATCACAGCAGACAACATCAATGACCCAAGCATCACGCTTAACTGGAACAACTTAGAGTATCTTTGCTTCGATTGTCACCAAGAGGAACACTTTGAGAAGACGGCAGCTGTTCGTTCTGACGTTATGTTTGATGCTCATGGTCAGTTAGTACCAGTTAGACTGTCCCCCCTGCGAAGCCATAAGAAGCTGCTTAAAAAGGAACGGCATGCAACACACGAATAATACACAGGTTGTTTTTTCGTATGAGGGGGGGTAACAAATTTAAGGGGATGACGAAATTGAGCCTGAAAATGTCGATTGAAAAGCAGGATGTGGCCATTCAGCTCGAATATGAGCGGTTGCGTCAAACGTTATCCGGTATCTCAGCGGAGAAGTTGGCAGCGGCCGATAACTTGATCCAAAGATGTGCATTTATGACCATCACGCTGCAAATCTTGGAAGATGAAGTCAAATCTAAAGGGCCGACGATTCTCATGCACAATGGGAAGCAAACGATGCGTGTTGAGAATCCCGCCCAGAAATCATACAACACAATGATCAATCGATACACTGCCGCGATGGATAAGTTAATCAGTTTGCTACCGAGAGAATCCGCAATCATGCCTGCCGATCCCAGCAAAGAGAGCGACGGATTTGATGACTTTGTTGAGGAACGAGGCGAATAGCAATGGCTGACATTCAGATCAAGATTCGTGTCGATCGACATGTCAGTTATCCACCTGATTACGATCCAATTACTCAATACTGGCAATCGTTTGTGCAGAATGGTGGTGATCAAGTTGTCGGCAAGAAAATCTACCGCACGTACAAGAAGCTCATCGCAGACATGCACAATGACAATAGTGAATGGTACTACTCAAATCGTCGTGGTAATCACGTGCTTGAATTTATCGAGAACTATTGCCGTCACAGCAAGGGACCAGCAGGCGGGAATCACATTGTCCTAGAACTATGGGAGAAAGCACTGTTGGCAGCGTCTTTTGGATTCGTTGATGGTGCGGGTTTCCGAAAGTATCAGCGGGTTGTCCTGATTGTTGGTAAGAAGAACGGGAAGTCGCTGCTCGGTTCCGCTGTTGGGTTGTACATGCAGATTGCCGATGGTGAGGCTGGGCCTGAAGTGTACGCGGTGGCTACGAAGAAGGATCAGGCGAAGATCATTTGGAATGAAGCCAAGCGCATGGTCAGAAAATCTCCGACTTTGGCTAAGCGAATCAAAACGCATGTGGCTGATCTGTCTTCAGAAGAGTACAACGACGGCGTCTTCAAGCCTCTGTCATCTGACAGCGATACGCTTGACGGCCTCAATTCTTCTTGCATCCTGATGGACGAAATTCACCAGTGGAAGAACGGTGAGCCACTTTACAACATCATGGCCGATGGGATCACTGCACGGGATCAACCACTGATTTTCATCACATCCACCGCTGGCACGATCCGCGAAGATATTTATGATCAGATCTACGACGACGCTGAGATGACGATTGCAGGATATGATCAACCCGAAGGTTACAGGGATGAACGTTCATTGTTCTTCATCTACGAACTCGACAAACGTGCGGAATGGCGTGATGAGAAATGCTGGGTCAAGGCAAACCCTGGACTTGGCACGATCAAAAACAAGACCACATTGGCTGAACGTGTCGAAAAAGCCAAGGCAAATCATCGACTGGTTAAAAACCTAGTCTGCAAGGATTTTAATATCCGTGAGACAGCAACTGAGTCGTGGCTAACCTTTGATGAACTGAATAACGAGGCCACGTTTGACACGCTCAAACTCAAGCCGCGATATGGCATTGCTGGCGCTGACTTATCGCAGACGACTGACTTGACTTGTGCAACTGTCATCTTCCAGATACCTAATGATGATCACATCTACGTTAAGCAAATGTACTGGCTGCCGGAAGACACTCTTGAGCAGCGCGCACAGGAGGACAACATTCCTTATGCCACGTGGCGCGATCAAGGATTGTTGAGGACGAGCCAAGGTAATAAAGTCTATTATCGTGACATCATAGACTGGTTTGAGGAGCTTGAACAAGAATATGACATTTACCTGTTCAAAGGCGGTTATGACGCATGGTCAGCCACATACTTCGTCAAAGATCTTGAATCCCGATATGGCGAAAAGACCTTTGATGCAATTCCGCAAGGGGTGAAGACGTTATCAAGTCCCATGCATTCACTTGGTGCAGATCTTCGTTCAAAGCGAATTGTCTATAACAACAATCCAATCTTGAAATGGTGTCTGTCTAACACGACGATTGTGACTGACAGAAATGGAAATATCCAACCTGACAAGGGAAAAAACAAGCGCAAGCGAATTGATGGGATGGCTTCTTTACTCGATGCTTATGTTGTTTTTGAGAATAATCAAGAAGAATATCAGACGCTGATTTAACCGTAAGGAGGTGATTATTTGGCATTTTGGAACAATCTTTTTCATAGAAAAAATAGCGGCGTCACAGTCACACCGGAATACAAGCTTGTTACCAACTACGGTAACGGCTTTTTTGGTTGGAATGGCAAGGTCTATGAATCTGACATCATTAGGTCAGCCATTGAGGTCAAAGCAACCACGATCGGCAAAGCAGTGGCCAAGCACATTCGGTCCGGTGCCGGTGACAGCATCGCAGTCAATCCAGACGTTTATATCCAGTTCTTGTTATCAGACCCGAACCCGTTAATGAGCGGCCAGATGCTGCAAGAAAAGATGATCACGCAGCTTGAACTGAATAACAACGCTTTTGCCTTTGTCCAGAATGATGCCAATGGAATGCCAACAGCAATCTGGCCAATCGTGGCTAACAGTGTCGAAGCCATTCAAGACAATCAAGGCAACCTCTATCTCAAGTTCTACATGCCGAATGCACAGACCTACATCTTTCCATATTCGCAGGTGATTCACCTGCGCAAAGATTTCAACAAGGACGAAATCTTTGGCGAATCCAATGGCCCGACTTTGGCACCACTCATGGAGATTGTTACGACCACTGACCAAGGTATTGTATCTGCCATTAAGAATTCAGCCGCTGTTCGCTGGCTGTTGAAATTCAATACTGCTATGCGCCCGGAGGATATCGAGAAGAATACGAAAGCTTTTGTTGCATCGTATCTGCAGACACAAAAAGATCAGGATTCAATCGGTGCAGCTGGTGTTGATGCTAAGACTGATGCAACCCAGTTACAGCCCACTGATTTTGTGCCAAATGCTAAGCAAATGGATGCGACTGTGGATCGAATCTACTCAATTTTCCATACCAACAAGGCCATTGTCCAAAGTAGCTACACTGAAAACCAGTGGATTAGTTACTACGAAAGTCAGATTGAACCAGTGATTAGGCAGATGTCTGAGCAATGGACGAGCCGCTTGTTCAACCGACGGCAACGTTCGTTTGGTAATTCAATTGTGTTTGAATCAAGCGATTTGAGCTATGCAAGCATGCAAACCAAACTGTCACTCGTCCAACTAGTTGACCGTGCTGTGATGACTCCGAATGAATTGCGTGGATTCTTTAATCTGTCACCAGTTCCGGATGGCGACAAGATGTTACTCCGAAAGGATACAGGGACAGTGCCTTCAGCAACTGGTAGCGACGGTGCCCCTGATCCAACGGAAGGAGGTGATGATAATGACGACAGTGGTACCGATTAAAGGTGACATCGTTACTAATGATTACGGATGGCTTTACGATCTATTTGGCGATGACTATGCTTCACCTAAAAGCGTCTCTGATCTAATTAACAAGGCTAATGGTGACGACTTATCCGTTGAGATCAATTCAGGTGGAGGAATTGTCGATGCCGGCTCTGAAATTTACACCATGCTTCGTGCTTATAAAGGGCCGGTCAATGTGAACGTTGTGGGTGTGGCATATTCCGCTGCATCTTTGATCGCGATGGCGGGTGATGTCGTAGCCATGTCACCTGCAGGGATGATGATGATCCACAATGTCTCCGGTGGACAGATGGGTGACTATCATGACATGGAGAATGCTGCGGATTTGTTAAAGAAGTCAAACACAGCAATAGCTAATGCCTATATGGCCAAGACGGGTCTATCTCAAGCAGAAATCCTTGACTTGATGGATTCAACTTACTGGCTGGATCCGCAGACTGCCATTGAAAAAGGGTTTGCTGACAAGATGATGTTTGACAATGCGGAGAAGCCAGGGAAAATGATCATGACTGCTAGCCTGAATAAGATTCCAAGTCTTGCCACGCTGAACCAAATGAAACACTTCCGAAACACAACAGCACTAAAAAGAGCGCCGTCTGATGATGATCAGATGGCGCTTTTGAATGCAGAATACAATCTCTTAAATTTGAAAGGGGAATAACCTCATGAACAAAGAAGAATACTTGAAGCAACGCGAAGCTCTGATGAACGATGCTCGCACCGCAATCGATAAGGGGAAGTCTGAGGATGCCAACAAAGCAATGAAGTCCGTGAAGGATTTGGACGCAAAGTGGGATCAGCAAACAAAAGACCAAGCCAACTTGGCAGCCCTGGATGACCATGCGCCAATCACCTTGGCTCAGGTAGCACCAGCCAACGACATTGTTGGTGTTGGAAAGTCTCTTGAAAACACCAAATTGAACACTGTTGCCAAAACACAGCCGACTTATGACAAGGTATGGGCTAAAACGCTTTTGGGTCACACTCTCAATACTGCAGAGCAGGCTGTATTCGATAAGGAAAACGCGCGCCTTAATGGCGCACCATTTTCTCACCAAACGGGGAACACTCCGACCTTGATTCCTAACACTGTGGCAGCTGGCATCTGGAAGATCGCAGAAGAACAATATCCAGCCTTCGCTGATGCCAAGAAATTCAACGTTTCTGGCACGCTGACCATCAACAAGCACGATGGCATTGTTTCTGGTGATGCTCAGTGGGTTGACGAAAACACGCAGGCTGATGATGAGCAAAATAAATTCAGTCAATTGGTGCTTAAAGGTTACGAGCTGAATAAAGTCGCCACCGTGTCCTGGAAGATGAAGAGCATGTCTGAAGAGGACTTCATCAGTTTCTTGACTCAAGAGCTTGGAGATCGTCTGGGTGTTGCGCTTGGTGTTGCGATTCATCAAGGCGATGGTAAAAATTCACCGCTAGGCATTGAGACTGCATTGAAGGCCGAAAAAGGGACGCCACAAGTTGCCACTTATAAGGATCAAATCGCATATAAGGATATCACTAGCACCATGGCCAAGATCCACTCTAGTTTTGCTGGCAAGGCAGCAGTTTATGCAAATAGCAAAACCATTTGGAATCAATTGGCAAACATCGTTGATGGTCAAGGTCGTCCGTTGTTTATTGCTAGCCCAATCAATGGAGGCGTTGGTAGCATTCTTGGTTTAGTTGTGAAACCAGATGCTGGTGTCAATGATGGGGACGTCCTGATTGCGGATGTGGCAGATACAGTCGTTGTTAACATTAACCAAGCACTTACAGTGGCAACAGAAGACCACGTCAAGGGGCGTTCCACTGATTATGGTGCCTATGCAATTGCTGACGCAGGTCTTTTAACAACCAAGGGGGCAGCATTGCTCACAGCAGGCCCAAAAGTGTAGCCCCGCAATCAGTTAAGTCTGAAGGAATCAAGGGCGGGGTTAAGTTAACAGCAAAGTAGAAAGGAGCTAGAACATGGCTGATACACCAGATCGGAGCGCCGAATTCTTAAAGGCACTCCAAAAAGGCAAGGTGGTTGCTGTCGGCAATAAGGGCACTGGTGAAGTTGACGTTATCGGCCTGGCCGATGGGACAGTCGTCAAAGATGGTGACTATCAGGTTGTTTTTGATACAGACAACACCAAGACACTGACTTCAGTGGCCAGTGATCCGATTGATGCACCTGGCGTAACTGTGCCAACAACGCCACCTAGTCTAGGATAGGCGGTGATCAAAGATGGCTGACGAGAAATCTGAAGAAGAACCAACCTTGTTAGATCTCTTAAAACAACACATCCGATTGGAAGATGACATGGACCCTTCCATGTTGCAATTCTATCTGGACGCAGCTGACAAGTATGTCCAGCGTAAAGTTGGCCATAGCGTGAAATACTTGCAGCTTATGGTTGCTACCGTGATGAATGACAATCGATCTGCCGGTGACGATCTAGCGGCGGCACTTGAAGCCTTGGAGCCAATCTTCTACTTGGAGGTGAGAACAGATGACCCAGACAGTCAATCTAACGAACCAACTCAGGTGGATAGCCACACTGTTGGAACTTAAGGACGGCGTTGACGCACACGACCGTCCAAAACAAACGTGGGAAGACAAGCGGGTCTTGTATTACGCCGACATTGGGATCACCTCAACTGAAAAATATCTCGCGCAGCAGAACAAGCAGGATGTCGTCTTGCGCATTTTGATTCGTCGGGATATGTCGATTACTCAGGGTGGGAATCGTGTCCGGATCCGAGGAACTGATTACAAAATCACACGAATCTACGAGACGCCCGACAATCAAAGAATGGAGTTGAGTCTGGACTATGTTGATCACATTTGACGAGTTTCTGGCCAGACTCAAGCAACTGGGTGCGGTCTATCGAGACGTTGCACCACGGACGGCCAAGTATCCGTACTGGATATACACCTATACAAACACTCAGCGTCTAGTAGCCAGCACGGGTACACGGTTAATCGTGAATGAGTATCAGGTGTCTTTGTACACAAAGGGCGTTGAAGACGAGCTACTGCCGTTCATCAAGATGTTTGATGATGTCCCGTTCCAATCATTCAGAGGCATTCCGGGCGATGAAAATGATGAAACTATCACGGATTTGTACACGTACATCGAGGTGATTGCGGGTGGTCAATAACAACGGTTTTGAAACAATGGCCAAGTATCTCAGTGGTATCAAAGTAGATGAGTCAGTGTCGAAAGAAGGGCTTGTTGCCGCAGCAAGTCAATTTGCTGACAAGCTCCGGCCCGAGTTGCCAAGTGAACCTAACGCTCCGCTCGCACAAACCTATGGGATGTTAAGAGATAAGCTACAGGTTGTTGACAAGGGCGATCACATCCAAGTGACGTTTGGAAATGCATTTTGGTGGCTCTTTCTGGAGCATGGGACAAGTCCCAAGAACCATCAAGGAATCAGGGCACGCAATTATGTTCACAACACCTTTGCTGCCAACAAAAATACAATTATGCAGACTATGGTCAAACCGGTCATGGATGCATTGAAAAAATAGGAGGAATTGCTATGTCTGATAAACCAAGCAAAGCAAACGATATTGAGCTAGAGCTCACTATTGGCGATATGTTTTTCGCTATGAAAAAGCAAAATGAGACGGCATCTACTGATCCGGTCTTCGATACAAGTGTTATCCGGATCCCGAACATCAAAAAGATTGCCTTCAAAGGGAACGGAAAGTCGAACGACATTTATGCCAGCGGTAAAAAGTTCGGGACAATCACGCAAGAAACCAGTATTGAAGTGACACACACCCACATCGGGATGCCAATTGCAGTTCTGGATGCAATGAAAGGCATCGCAGCGAAGCATGGGGTCGAGTTTGGATCCACACTTGCACAATCAATGCCAGAGTTTGCAATTGGTTTTGACACATGGTTGGCCAATGGACAGCATGATGGCATCTGGTTGACGTCTTGTACACTTAACCCTGCTGTTAATGAAACTCATGCAACTTCTGAAGAGTCATTCAAGGAAGTCAACCCTGATGTCGTCTACAACGCAGGTGGTTTGCGTAATTCGAGTATTTACTACTCACGCTATAATTCAGCCCGAGACAGTGCTGACCTGACTGTTGACGACTTTTTCAAGCAGGTTATTTTTTCTCCAGAACAGCTTGAAACGATAGCAAAAGAAAAAGCGATCCCAAAAGTGTAACCCCGCAAGCAGTTAAGACGATTGCCAAACAAGGCGGGGAATTAACGATTATTGCTAATTAGGAGGACAAAGGAATATGGCAAAGCTCTCTGATCTAGTTAGGCTCCGAGACAATCATTTCATCACGATTCAAGGTGCAAAGGTACCTGCAGCGTTCACTTTTGCCTCAATTGACGCTATTGAATCCGCATATGGGCAAGGCTACAAAACATTCGAGAAGGATCTGAATCTTATGCTCAAACGGAAAGTGATTCATCGCGATCAGAAAACCATGAAACTCATTTGGGCGCTTGTTTACGGCTTACTTGTCGGTGGAGGTACGGAAACTACCTTTGATGAGATGAACCGTGCTATTCCCTTTTCGGAAATTCCTAGTGTTATTCAAGAGGCAATGGATATTCTAAATGAGCAGAACTTCCAACTAAGTGACATAAAAAAATAAAGTCGCCACAACAGGAAGGTGAGGCCCAGGAGGATAACGATTACCCCTGGGCCTTTTATTTGTATGTGGCGAAAGCGCTGATGGGATACTCGCTTCAAGAATTCATGAAATTAACGCCTAATCTGTGGCTGAAACAATATCTAATCTATATCGAGATTAATAATCCTGATGGTATTTACAAAGAGAAACCTAATCCCATTCGGAAACAGGTCACACTGGACGATATTCCATTTTTTAACTAATTAAGAAAGGAGGAAAATCATGTCTGACGAAACTCAAAACGTTGTTCTTGATTTCAAGATGAATGGTCAAGTACAGTTTGCTAACACAGTGAAAGACATCAACGCCGTGATGAACACGGCCGCAAAGGAATATCGAGCCCAGATATCGTCTATGGATGACAATGCTAGTTCGACTCAGAAACTGGCTGCTGAACAACAAAAATTGCAAATTCAATCCGAAGCTGCTGCTAAAAGAACACAAATTCTGTCTGAACAATTGAAGACAATGCAGGATCGTGGTGAAACATCTGGTTCTTCATTTGATCGGCTCGTCGGCAAGGTTGCGGATGCACAACGGGTTGAAAATAACCTGAAAGGTGCTCTTGATCAAGTTAACAGCCAACTCAGTGAGCAAGGTTCCAAAGCTAACGATGCCAAAGATCATATCAGTAACCTGCAGCAGGAAGAGGGCGAGCTTGATTCTAAGCTTAAGCTCGCGTCTTCATCGGCTAAACTGGAAAATGCCCAACTAGGTGATAATGCTTCCGAGTCGCAGAAGACAGCTGCCGCCCAACGGCAATTGTCGGAACAAATGGACTTGTCTCGGCAAAAAGTTGATAACTTGAAGCAACAGTTGAAGGAAACGGTCACCGCTTACGGAGAAAACTCAGCTGAAGCAACACAGATGAAAGTCAAGTTGAATGACGCCGAAACATCTGTGGCCAATTTGGGTAACCAAATGGATAAATTGGGTAAGGAGTCACAAGATACTAGCTCCAAACTTGACGAGATTGCTAAGAACACAGCTGCTGAACGGCTGCAGACTGTCGCCAATGGATTTCAATCTGCTGGTCAAGGCCTACAAGATTTTAACCAAAAGGCGCAGGAAGCATGGACACAAACTGATGACGCTGTTGATAACCTGACTAGCAAAACTGGCGCTGTTGGAGACGTTGCAGATAAGCTCGGTGAGTCATTTGAGAAAGTTGAACGCTCCGAGTCTGGTGCGCAGATGGAATCGATGGATTTGTCGAATACCATGGCAGGGCTTACTAGTCAATTCAATTTGAGTGGTCCGCAGCTGGAAAAGACATCCGAGGACGTTGCCAAGTTCAGCCAGATCACAGGTCAGTCTGGGACTGACGCGGTCAACGCACTACACGATTCCATGTCACGATTCAATCTCAGCGCTAAAGATATTCCTAGCGTACTTGATGCCTTTGCTGCAGCGTCTCAGCGGACAGGTGTACCAGTTGCCGACCTTGAAGAAGATGCATCAAAGGCATACCCAGCCTTCAAACAATTGCACATTAGTCTTCAGCAGGGAATTCCACTACTGGCGTCCTGGAGCAAATCGGGGATTGATTCTTCCACAGTGCTCAAGGGCATGCAGAAGGCATTCTCTGCCGCCAAAACTGAGAACAAATCTTTCAGCGATGTCATGACGGAATCTTTCAAAGGAATCAAAGATGCTAAGACAGACCAAGATGCTTTTAACATTGCAATTCAAACATTTGGCGCCAAGTCAGGTCCACAGATGGCTCAAGCCATCCGTGATGGCAAAGTTTCACTTGATGGTCTAAAAAAATCAGCCCAAGACACTGGTGGAACTGTCTCGAAATCTTTTAAGCAGACCTTGGATCCAGTCGACAAGGCCAAACAAGCTCAGAAAGAATACGAACAGACTATGGGCAAGATTGGTGGAACAATTCAAGAGACCCTATTGCCTGTGATCAAGAGGCTTCTGCCAATTGTAAAAGGTGTCAGTGATGCATTCAATAAGGCACCAGCACCCGTGAAAGCGTTGGTTGTTGCGTTTGGTGCAATCACTGTCGCACTTGGTGTGTTGGCACCAGTCATCACGGCAGTTGCAACAGTTCTGCCAATGATCGGTGTTGGTGCGACCGCTGCCGGTACAGGGGCTGGCCTAGGAGCTGCAGGCATGGGAGCTTTTATGACCACGCTCCTGCCGTTTGTTGGAGTGATTGCGGCTGTAATTGCCGCGATTACCGCAGTCGTTTTGGTTATCAAGAACTGGGGTGCGATTGTCACTTGGCTAAAGGGTGTTTGGAGTACCGTTGCCAGTTTCTTCTCTGGAATGTGGACAAGCATCAAGCAAATCTTTACGGTGGCGATTAATGGCATTACCAATTTTTTGAAGCCAGCTTTTACAGTCGCTGTAAATGTCATTAAGTCAATTTGGAACGGTATTAAGTCCTTCTTTTCTGCTTTATGGAATGGAATCAAAGTAATCTTTACGGTGGCGATTACCGCTATTGCTGTCATTATTGGTACGCATCTCAATATCTGGAAGACCATTATTACGACCGCAATGAATTTAATTAAGGGTATCATCACCAAAGTTTGGAATGGTATTAAATCATTCTTTGGCCCAATCCTAGCCAGCATAGGTAATGTGATCCGGAGTGCGTGGAATTCGATTAGTAGTGTTACCTCTAGTGTGTTCAACAAGGTTAAAAGTGTTGTTTCAAGCATTTGGAACAACATCAAGAATGTCGTTTCAAATGTTGTAAATGCAGTCAAGTCAGTTGTATCTAATGCATGGAACGCGGTTAGCTCGACTACTTCAAACATTTTCAACGGGGTTAAAAGTGCAGTATCAAATGTGTGGAACAGCATTAAATCGACTATCTCAAATGTTGTGGGAAGTATTAGAAATGCTGTTTCAAGTGCTTGGAATGCGGTTAGTTCTGTGACATCTAACGTCTGGAACAGTATCAAAAATGCAATCTCTGGGCCAATCAATACTGCAAAAGATATCGTTCGAGGAGCGATTGATGCCATTCGAGGTTTCTTCAACTTCAGTATCCACTGGCCACATATTCCAATGCCGCATTTCAGCATCCAACCCAGTGGTTGGTCTGTTGGTGATCTTTTGCATGGATCTATCCCTCATTTGGGTATTGACTGGTACGCGCAAGGTGGCATTATGACGCAGCCGACTATGTTTGCCAATAACAATGGCCGGGCACAGGTTGGTGGCGAAGCTGGGCCGGAGGGCGTTATTCCACTGAACGATGATACGTGGAATAAGATGGGTGCAGCTATTGCGGCTCATATGCCATCCCAGGGACCAATTACGCTGCAGGTGGATGGCCGCACGTTTGCGACTATCACCGGTCCATACACCTCGGACTACTTGAAACAGCAGGATGCAACTCAAAACTTTAGCTATGGAAGGAGGCTTTGATAACAGATGTTTGAATTAATTCTGGACGGTCAATCTCTGGCCCAGTCTGTGCCGGGGACGTTGGTTACCAAGAAGCCAAACATTCCCGCAGCTCAGCGCGATGTGCAGTTCACAGACGTGCCTGGCCGCTTGAGTGGCTCGCTGACTGAGAAGCGTGGCTGGAAAGATATCACCTGGTCGCCAGAACTCAAACTCGTGGACTTCAAGACGCTCAACCAGTCATGGCGGAAGACACGGCAGTTACTGCAATCCGCGTCGAAGCTAGTGTTGAGTGATGACCCCGACTTCTATCGGCTCATCAAGTCAGTCACGATCGGCGAGTTTTCGGTAGACGATGTGGAGGTCAGTGGCTCCTACAAGCCCAGCTTCACTTTGGATCCGCTTGAGTATCAGATGACTGATCCAAAGACGTTCACGGCTAACTTTGACATCGTGAACCCCGGTAACGTGGCAGCGGAACCGTTGCTCACCGTGTCAGGGTCCGGAACAGTCAAGATCTCCGTGAACACGAACCAGTTCTCAATCGACAGCCTGACAGCGCCTGCCACTCTCGACTGTGCTAAACACACGGCGACCATGGCTGACAAGGATATCACAACCTCGACAGCGGGTGATTGGCCGCTCTTTGTGCCAGGTGTCAATCATGTCATTTTGACCGGCGTCACAAGTATCACAGTGCAACCTAGGTGGTGTTATGTATGAGTACCGATATTGAACTCTATCCGCGTGACCAGACTGATTTCAGTCACCACGGCTATGCTTTGGACGACATCAGCAATGATATCGTCACTTGGCAGCTCAACGCGAAGTTCACCTTGACGTTCGATTATCCGATGTTTAGCGAACATGCTGGAGACCTCGTGGCTGAAAATATCGTGCGCGTGCCAGTTCCGGGGGGCAAGGCTGCTTTTCGAATCGCGCAAGTGATCAAGTCCATGGGTCATCTTAGCATCACTGCTTATCACGTGTTCTGGGATCTTAACGATGATTTCATCGCGGACACCAACATCGTTGACAAAGATGGCCAGGGCGCACTTGATCAGATCATGCGCGCTGCCAACTATCCAACTGGCTTCAAAGTTCTATCAACAATCGGAAATGTAACCAATGCCCGGCTGGTTAGAATGTCAATCATCAAGGCACTTTTGGGAACGGATGACAACTCGTTTCTTAACCGCTGGGGTGGTGAATTCGATTGGCAGGACTTTAGTTTCAGCGTCAACCCTCGTCTAGGAAAAGATCGTGGTGTTCATTTTGAATATGCACACAACTTGACCGGATACGAAGCGACCAAGGACAGTAGTGGTATCATTACGCGACTGCTGCCAGAAGGCTACAATGGTCTTTTACTGCCTGAGTTGTATGTTGACAGCCCCAAGTTAGGCAATTATCGCAAACCGAAGATTGGCACCAAAACCTATCAGGACATCAAGGCCATTGACGAAACACAGGCAACAGGGGATCAAAAAGGTGCTGTTCCGGTTCAAGAAGCGTACGAGTTACTTCGTGCTGCCGCTACGAAAGAGTTCTCCGAAAGTCATATTGATGAGGCCAAGTGGACGTACAAGTTGAATGTGGCGTTGCTTGAGAATACTGAAGAGTACAAGGATTTAAGCATCACTACCACTGTGTTGCCAGGCGATACGGTCACCATCACGCACAAGCTTGATGATATTGATGTGAGAGCGCGTTTGACTGGATATACCTGGCAACCGTCAAATCATAGTTATCTAACACAGACGTACGACAGTACATCGCGGCCAGATGTTGCATATAGCAATCTCAGTAGCCGGGTCAACGAGATCAAGTCACAGATTGAATTAGTTGATAAGGTCGTGATTGCGAAGGCAACAAATGGCATGAATTCAACAGGCTGGGGAGATCAATCGCCGGTCGATCTGAATATTGCTGGTAAAACCGGTGACGTATACTATCAAACGACTGCCAAGGGAACAATTATGTGGCTCTTTCATGATGGCCAATGGAATGCCGAAACCGGTGACGCTTTTGGCACCGAGGTTCAGAAGAAGGTTGACACCGCAATCGCGGATGTTGCTGCTGCCAAACAAGCTGCCAATGATGCTGTGGCAAAAGCAAATAGTAGCGCACAGTTGGCTTCAATGAGCAATCAGACTGCACAGGCGGCTAAAAGTGCAGCCGACTCGGCCAATGCTCTTGCAACACAAGCAGTGTCAGCAGCATCTGATGCGAAAACCGCATTGGCGACCGCAAATTCTGCTTTGGAGACTGCGACAGATCAGAAGACAACGGTGGCTACATTGGTCACTAAAACCGATGATCTAGCAGGAACGATGGCAACATTGGCGACTAAGACGGACATAAACAAGTTGTCGGGTGAAGTCACCACAGCGAAAACGCTGGCTCAACAGACTGCCGATGGATTGCAACTTAAAGCCGATCAAAGTGTCGTTAACACCATCAATGGGTCAGTCAATCAACTGCGTGCTGATCTCAAGGTTGCAAATGATCAGTTGTCTTTGACGATGACCAAGAATGATGTGACCGGCCTGCTGACGCCGTATGCAACACAGTCATGGACGCAGGGTCAGATCACAGCAACTGCCAGTCAGTTCAATGTTCAATTCAGTTCAATAACTCAACGATTGCAGACTGAGGATCGGCCGAATTTGATCTATGGAAGATGGCGCGATCTGCGAACGTGGACGAAGAATGCAGCTGCCACGAGTGCGATGAAGTCTATTGACTTTGCTAACAGTATTAATACGATCAGTTATTCAGGTGTGACTGGTGTGGAAGTTCTCAGCACCGATCTACCCACTGTGGCTGGTAACCAATATATGCTAACAGTTGATTGGACTTCCTCGAGCTTTGATGTGTCTACGAACTTTGGATGGGGGCCAGGGGTTGACTTTGGCTTTGATGCAAACAACTTTGTCACACTTGAGGCAGGGGTCACCAACAAACGGTACGTTCTACGATTCACCGCGAAAGGTAATGATAATCTTCTCCTAAGATTCGGCAATGTTGCTGACGGTCAATCAAATACGTTTGCATTTGGCAATCTCAATCTGCAACTTGACACATCATCACAAGCAACGACATCACAGGTTGCCTCTCTAAAGCTCACCGTTGACGGTCTCGCGACAACGGTGGCTAATAATCAAGGGCAGACGACCACAGCACTGCAAACATTGCAAGCATTTCAAAATACTGCCACCGATCAGCTTGGCGGTTTGCAATCACAGCAAACGCAACTATCTAACCAATTAACCAGTGTTGTTGGTGGTATTGGTCAAAAAAACCTTGTGTATAACAGCGAAATTGTCACCACTGCTGGCTGGCAAACCAATGCATATATCGGAGTTGGCACCAATCAGTACGATAGCTTTAATGGATCGAACAGTTTGCAGATCCGTAACAATGGGCTTGGGCCAGATGATTGGCGTTATGTGTATAGCAAATCAGTCAATGTCGTACAAGGTATGAAGTATTCCATTAGTGGCACTCTCTTTTTCACGGGTAACTTGGTTTTGCCAACGCCTAAAGCTATATTTCTGGAAATTGACTTTTTTGACGCCGAGGGGAAACGCGTTGGCTTTCCGAGTGTTGGCTTTGATATCTCGCGCCCGTATGACCACCAATTGTTAAAGCTTGAAGGTATCGTGCCACCGGCAAATGCTGTGACCGTTGTGCTAGCTGTGCAGGTCAGTGGTGGTAACTACAACATCATGCTCAATCACCCAATGCTGGTTGCTGCACCGACTGTTGGAGCTTATCAACCAGATACAATAGGTGGATCTCAATTGACTCAGCTGCAAGATGCGATTAATCTCCGTGTGTCCAAAGGCGATGTGCTTAGTCAGATCAATCTGGAAGCCAACCGCACTCTGATTCAAAGCGGCAAGCTTGTTCTAGATGCACCTACAGTTGTCTTTACAGGCAATGCCTTCATCCCCTCAGCAGCGATTTCAAGTTTGTCTGCTGACAAGATCACCACCGGGACGTTGAATGCGGCCAATCTCAACGTGATCAACCTCAACGCATCAGCTATTGTGACTGGCACGATTTCTGGCGCTAACTTGGCCATCAATTTGAATACAGGGATGGTTGAGTTCCAGAGAGGCCGCATACACTCAACTGACAACAACATTGATATCAACATCGACCAAAAATATATATCCGTAACGGACAGCAACAACAGTGTTTTGCTTAAGGGCGGATCAATGACATTTACCCAACCCTATGCTTTTGACACGGATCAGACACCTTATTTGACTATCGATAATGGCGGATCAAGTCAAACTCTTGGAAGGGGCGCTGAAATCGTAGGCCGTGATGTTTTAACCGTCTCTGTTTCTGGAGAAAATGATGCTTTTCTTAGTGGGGCAGGAATTTTTGCAAAAAATTTCAGTGGTATTTCGATTTCAAAAAACTACGACACTGTTGTAGGTGGCGCTAATCGTGGTGTGAAAATCATCGGAGGCGCACCATATTCAATAGGTATGGGAATGAATGCCGTTCCATCTATTATGGTTGGCTATAACAAAGGCGGATTAGCTGGGGGAACACGCATTGACATTGAAGCTGAATACGTGCAGATATCTTCTGCGTGGTTACAAACAACCTCATTATCTCCAAACGTATTTGTTGCTTCTGATGGTGCTCTCGTCCGCAGCACGTCTGCCAGTAAGTACAAGGTCAACATTAAGCGCGATCGTTCAACCGAGTTGGCTGAGCGGTTGCTGACCGTGCCAAACGCTCACTGGCTAGACAAGGCAGCCATGGAGCGATATGCAAGCGGCGAGCAAAAAGAGTTACCACAGACCAACTTTGGCCTGATTGCCGAGGATTTGGAAGCTGCCGGTATTGAGGATCTGGTTGTCCGTGGGCCAGATGGTGAGCTTGAAGGGATCCAGTACGACCGGATCGCGGCAGCGCTCTTGCCGTTGCTGGCACAAATGAAAACTGAAATCGATGAACTCAAAGCGACGGCATAGGCTGGCGCTTTTAATTTGGGAGGAAAACATGAAAATCACACTTGAAAATACAAATATTGCTAACGTATACAGACTTGTTGAACAAATCAAAGTTAAGGGCAGGGATGCTCTGGCGCTTGCCAAGTTCATCAAATTGTTAAAGCAAACTTTGAAATCTGCTGGTGAGGATGAGCAAGCCTTAGTCGCTCAGTATGCTCTTAAAGACGAGAACGGAGAATCAAAAACAGATTCGAACGGTAATATTCAGCTGAATCCCGACCTAGCTCGTGAGTACAACAAGGTTCATGGTGAATGGCTTGAGCAGAAGGCCGAAATCGAAGGTGGTACTTATGTGAATCACATTGACGATGTCCAGCGAATTATCAGTGACTACGTTGATGAGAACGAAATAGGCGGACCCGATCTTGATGCATATTTAGCGTTGTACGAAGCATTCGAAAAAGGAGAGAAGTAATCATGGCATTGAAAACTAACAAGAGCATCAGTCTCACAGGTACATCCACCATTGGTGATGTTCAGGTCGCTTATTTGAACGCAACTATTGACCAAGAAGGAAATGGAGCCAATACGGTCAATCAGTCAATTCAGAATCAGGCACTCTATGACGCGAACAAGAAAGAAGTTCGAGCTGACATTGCCAAATTTCAGCAATTGCTTTATGACACAGAGGATTCTTTGACTTCTGAAAAGAAGGGCACAGATAGCAGCAAAACATCGGAAAATTGAGTCAACTATAACTAGCCGTTACATCCTTATGGAAGGAAGTGAGAAAGTGACATTTTTTGGATACACGATTGGTGACTGGGCGGAGTTCATATCACTCATAGGGGTGGGCGTGAGCGCTGGCAGCTGGCTGTTCAAAAAGATTGCCTTAGATCCATTGCGCTCTGATATTCAAGTGCTTTCAGAGACAATTAATCGCCAGCTCAAGCTGCACGAACAGTCGCTGGCAGACTTGGGTCAGCATCTGAAAACACACGATGACGAGCTTGGCAGTCACTCGGTTAGGATTACTCGATTGGAAACTCACGTAGGCATTAAAGGAGAAGATAACCATGAAGATTAATTGGAAAGTACGAGTATTAAGCGTCAAATTCTGGCTGGCCATTGTGCCAGCTTCTTTGTTGGTGATTCAAACGGTGGCGGCAGTCTTCGGTTACAACTGGGACTTTGCTAGTTTGGGTAAAGAACTCACTGCAGTGGTCAATGCAGTATTTGCATTATTGACCATTGTCGGGGTAGCCGTTGATCCAACCACGGAGGGCGTTAGTGATAGTCAGCAGGCGTTAGCTTACCCGGCACTCATTACCACCAAGGCAGCTAAGATCAAGGCGCTAGAGGATCAGATTAAGGCACTGCAAGCAGATAAAGCGGCTGATCAGGCAACTTCTGCTGCTAGTGAAGTGGTTCCAGAGACGTCTTCTGCAGCACCGGCGGAGTCAGCACCGGAATCTGTTGCTCCAGTAGCTAGTGAGGAGGCAAAATAGTATGAGTTATACCATCAACAAAGAATTTGCTTTGGGTGCAAATGAAGGTTCATCGCAAGTAGCTAATCGACTTTACATTATCCTGCATGATGTAGGTGCCGAATCTGGCGCGCGTGCAAATGCCGCTTACTTCAAAAACA